TAGGGCTTGGAAGAATTGGTCACCCTGCAAGGCTTGCTGTGCCTTTGGATTCTTCTGGATGATATCTTGGGCGTACTGGAGTTTCGAGGGGGCTGTAGGGTCATTCTCGGTGTACTGAGCCTCAAGTCCCATAAGCATTAAGGCGATGTCCGTCTGGACATCCCTATACATCTTCTGGGAAGCCGTGGCTTGGTCGATAATGATGTTCTTGGCAATATCTGGAGAGATAGCCGCACAAAGTTCAGCAACCAGTTTATTCCTGTCAATCGCACCACCAGAATCCATCGGAAGGACAAATTGGCTGATGGCTTGCATCTTCTTCATCACATACTCGTTATCCAAATCACGGACATCAAACTTGACCTCGAAATCAAACGAGGAGGCAATGTCCGTGATGTTCTGCGGAAGCACGATGGTTGTGATACGCTCCAGTTCCTCTGGAGCCATGTACTGGAGACACAATTGCAGGACATGGGTATAAATCTCAGCCCAAACTGTAAGCCAGTCATCAACGATGCTTTGCTGAATCAACTGAGTAGTGGTTTGCGGGACAAGTTCATTAGGAATGCCAAAGTATATGGCGGCATTCTTCTCGACTTGCTGGATTATGCTCATGGCAAGGTTCGGAGTTCCTCTTGGCGGCTCCATGAATCTGAAGTCATCTGGAGACATGATAGGAACCTGCACAGCAGGACCAATCTTTGTGAGACCTTGAGCCCTACGCTTGACCAAGATTGGCGGGAATGTCTCGACAGAGGTTCTGTCACGGAGAGCGTCATGCTGTGCCTTCATCTCAGCCTGTTCCGTCATCAGAATCTCTGGGATGCCTCGGCTCTGATTGATTGCCTTTCTGATATACTCTTTTCTGTATGGGATGAATGGATATTGATTGTGAGCATACCCTAGTTTCCTGTGAATAAAGTATCCAGATGAGTTTGATTGCGGAGTGAACGCTGTGTAGTAGATGCAAGGCGTTCCGTCTTGGTCAATCTGTCTGGTGTATGCGTACACGACCTCGACCAAGTTATTGTTGCGGTATTCTCTGTTATCAAGCAACATCACAGGTGGAGTTATGTTCGGGTCATTATACCAAGCGGTCTTACCAGCGGTATTTAATGCCGTTTCGATATACTGCTCATCCCACCCATCGGTCTTGACCATTGAGCGAACCTCAACCTCGGTCATGTAGACTCTTCTGAAGATGACTCTGGCTTTCTGGAGTTCGATGGTCTCTGGCGGGAAGCAGATTTCGTCATACGGCTTCAAAGCCGTGATTACAGGCAGATTTTTGGTGACAGTTTCAATGAATACCTTGGTTTCGCCAAACTGACGCAACTCATCAACACATCTTCCGATTTCATCTTCTGGAAGATTATCGATAGCCATCTGCAAGAGAGATATAGCCAAATCTCTTGACATTTCGTCTTTGATGTAGTTTGGAAGTTGTCCAATCAAGGAATTCGGGTCGGCTTGCAACGCAACAGCACAAACCTCCTCAAGTTGAGCCATAGTCACCTTGTTTTCACGCTTTCCGATTTCCTGCTCCCATCCGACAAAGGCCGCAGACCATCCGTAGGTATTTGCGTAGTTTGCCAGCAATTTAGCCTCACGCAAGGACTCAACACGCATTCTCCCGCCAATTATATGCTGAAGAAGCGTTGAGCAAGCGGTGGCAAACGGAGCATCCTCTGAAGTGTTGCCAGCAACACGCAGTTTGCTCGCCTTCCAAGTGTTTATGCAGAGAGCAACGACCTCGTTGATAACTCTGTCGATAAGGCGGATTCTGACATCAGAAGCACCCTCAAAAGGCATCGCAGGACTGCCATCATTGCGAATATCAGAATACTTCTTGCCATCGTCAGACTGTCCTTCCCATCGGCAGAAGCGAATGTCATCAATCTCCTCAAGTCCTGTGGCAAACGAGCCGTTATACACGGAACGCTTGTACTCAAAGTTGAGTTCCTCGATGTCTGGGGTCTCTGACGCATAAGCCAGTTTATCCCTCATTCCATTCTTGTAATTATTGTCTGGTTCCATTTTTTAAGTTTTTATTTATGTGTTCGATTAAAGAATCTCTGTAAAATTTGTGATGCCCACCTTTTGTGACATAAACAGCCACTTCATTGGTTTTACGCAGTTTGTCAAGGTACTGCTTATTGAATCCTGTCATCGAGGCGGCTTCCGCCTTGGACAGCAACATTGGATATTTGACCATCTTTAATATGAAAAACCTTGGTTGCTCCCTCGATAGGTATCGATATCGTTATATTCTGGAGCCATGACTGCGAGATATCGCAAGCAGTCAATTGGGTCTTTGCTGGCTCCCTTTTCTCCGTCTGCACCAGTCCATTCTCGCATTGAGTAAATAAGGTTCTGGCACTCTTCAGAAATATATAGTTTTGGCTGGTTAATAACGCTTCTAGGTTGAGATGGGTCATATGAAAGCCAATCATTTATGATTGTAATGCCTTCTTCAAGGCGTAAACCTGCGGCTGGCTCAAAAAACATCGGATTGTCACCAGAATCAAGAAGTTCTATGAGAGTAGTGCCTCCGTCACGCCCAACAGCCTGTGTTCCTCCCGCTCTTGGGTCGATGAATCGTCTTTCGGGCTCTTTGCCGTCCTCCAAATCACGAATCAACTCTTTATACTGTTCTATTCCCATTCCAGCACCATTTCTTTGTGCAGTTCCAGCCTTTCCATCCGCTTTTTCGCTAGGAACAGTCCATTCGCCCATAGAAATGTCTGGAAATTCCCTAAAAATATAAATATTTCCGTCTTTTGCCGCTCTAGCCCATATCATAAACCAATTTCTAGCACCAGCAGGGTCGCAAACCATGTAATCTGTGCCTTCAGTTGGGATTTTGTCAGCAGGAAGAACATTGTGGTCATCAAATCTTGGGAATTGAGACCCGATTGTATTCTCAGCCCAGCCGTAGGCTCTGATTTTTATCTCGTTAGAGTTCTTTCCCTCTAGAGTTTTGGCAAGTTGGTCGAAAGGATTGTACGGATTTAGGTCTGAATGAAACCAGATACAGGCTGAGTTCTTTCTGAACGAGTGTGCAATGTATGGCATGTTGCCCTTGTTGCACCCAGAGACATGCTGATGGGCTTGGTCGAGCAATGTGGCCTTGCGTTGCTCCTTGACCTTGCATCCAGAAACATAGTCCTTAACAACCTGTGAATAACCTTGGACTGGCGTGAAGGTGACAGCCATCTTACCTCGCCTTGTAACGATACGATATCTCAGCGTCTCAATCCAGTCAAGAGGCACAAGTTCATCGCACCATATGAAATCAACCTCGCCACCCTCGATAACCTTCTTATCTTGGGCGTAATTCATAAAGAAACATTGGCTCTTGTTCGGAAGAATGAATGTGTTGTCGCTGAAGCCGTTCTTCTGTGAATAAGATATGTTGGTAATCTTTGTCTTCTTGGCGGTTTTCAGTTCCGCTGGCATGTACTTCCAGATGACATTCTGTTGCATCTGTATGCTTGACTGCGATGTTGTATGCAAGCACCACACCCTAGCATCTGGCTTTGCCGTAAGAATCTGCATGACCTTCTTAGCCGCCCATTCCGTCTTGCCAGCACGATTGCCACCCATCACGCAGACCTCATCGAACTCAGACAGAAGTTTGTCTGCGTCAGCCCAATGCTTGGGCTCGTAGCCATGCCTGTATGGGTCTAACTTCTCAGCCAGTATCTTATCCTCCCTGTCTTGCAGGAACTTGGCTACAAAGTCAGCACCACGCTTCTGCACCAGAACCTTGAGTTGTTCTGGCGTAGGCTTTATGAGTACTGGATGGTCGGAAAGCGTCATTTACCCAGTTGGGTGTTATTCTTTTGCTGGGACATCTGCCTTTCAATCTGCGTTTCAAGCGATGAGTTATCGTAAGGGTCAAACAGAAGTTTGCTTACCATCCAGTCTTGCTGTGACTTTGGAGCATCCTTCATAAAATCATTAGTTCCTCCAAGTATACCAAGTCCTAATTTTGTCTGTTCAATCTTGTCAACAGGATACGCATAACTTTGAGTCCAGTCCTTTGCTTCAATAGGAAGCGTTGGTGTTTTCACATATCCGCTTTTAACCTGTTTTGGCTGTTCGTCAAGTTTTGCAATTGCGGTATTCTTTATGACCAAATCATCTATCTCTTGGGAAGTAAGAATCCTAGACCTAGCCTTGCTTTCTGAAAAAGGCGTTGCTGGTCCTATTAGTCTGTGCATCCCTTCTGGAGTTCTTCCTATTTTAAACTCTGGGTCTCTCATTATTAAGTACTCTACATCCGCCTTATAACCAAGAGTCTTATCTCTTTCTAGTATTTCTGGGTCTTTTACTAAATCAACTCCAAGTCTTTTGCCGATTTTCTCAAACCACTCCTTCCCTGTTCCTTGGCTAAGACCGATTCCTCTAAATTTATTGGCATCTCCTTTTTCAGAATTGCCCATTCTTCCGCCATAGAATGTGTCACCAAGTTTTTCTGGATTCTTAATCAATCCGTCCGCTATTACTTTTCTAATACCCTCTTCTCTTGATAATCCTTTGAAATATTTGTTCTTATGAAAAACATCCCATACTCTTTCTGGAGTTGTGTAATTAAGGCTTTCCCTTCTTCCACCGCCTTCTGATTGTGCCATGAAGAGAAAGTTGGCAATGTATTCGTCATCCATGCCCTTGCTACGCATGTAGTCTATCAAGTCTTTGTTGACAAACTTAAACTGGTCATCTGTTTTGTTTTGAGCCATTATTTTAAAGTGGAGCCTTGTGTTGGGTTTGAACCAACGACCTACTGTTTACAAAACAGTCGCACTACCGCTGTGCTAACAAGGCTGAAAGGTTACATTATGGTTTGCTTAGGTTCTCGCATGAAGACATGAAAATCAATGTTTCCGTCTTCTTGCAACGCAGGAACAAAATATTTAACGCCTTCTTTTATTGTTCCGTCTTTCATGCCTTTCATCCAATCGCTATAATGGATAATGTTATTCTTATCCTCATCTGTCATGTATGGTGATTTCTTGGAATTTTCCCTTATCTTGTCCATTATCTCTGGGACAACCCCATTATACATGTGAGCATTAGGGTCTTGAATTTCATCATCTGGTGATGCCGCTCCCATACCTACCATCATTTGCTTTTCTTGTTCAGTCAAAGCACCCATGCCAGCGACAGAAGAAGGATTAAATGGTTGTTGCTGTTGCATAGGCGTTACAGTACCCTGTTGCAACTTCATGCTGATTGGCAGTCCGTTCCAAGACAAGGCAAGCCCTCCAGCCTTGTCCATGCCAAGGACTTGATATCCATCCCCGACAGTATCTCCAACCTTGTGCCACTTGCCACCTAGCGAGAATATCTGGTCTTTGCCTTGACCTGCAACACCAGTCCAAAGCGGTGGCATCTGCAAGGAGTTGAAATCGGGCTTCTTTTTGTCAGCCATGTTACCAAGCCTTGCAAGACCAATAGCGAGCCGAGGTCTTGTCCTTTGCTGTTGCACATCTGTGTCTCGCCCTAAAGGACTTGCGTCTTTCTGGGTCGTTCTTCTTGATGGACATGTTGGGGTCACCAAATCTGACAATCTTAACCTTGTCCCCAGACTTCACATAGACTGCGGATTTCTTTGAGGCGTTAGGTGTTCTGAAAGGCTTGTTAAGCGTCACTTTCCTATTCTTATATGTAGCCATATTAAATCGTTGAAAGGAATCTCCTCTTCATCATCAGTTTCGTCATCTGGGTCTGGGTTATGAACGCTTCTTAGGGCGAAAAAATTGGTAGGACATGATTAAGGCTTATTAAAAATTTTAAATTAGTCAACTGTCAATAATGTCATAACCTTGGTCTTTATCCTTCAAAGTCTGTTCTAGGGTCATTGCGGCAAGAGTTATGAGAGACTTCATGTACAGAACGCTCTCTTCCTTGTCAATTGTTGCTGGTTTTCCAGCAACAATAATCTTCACATCATCGGAGTTGGGCTTGCCAATAACACCGACAAACCAAGGAATGTTCCATTTGGACATGTCTTTGGAAAGCGAGTCAAGGCAATGAGCCTCAAACTGCTCATCGTTGTAGACTACATTATTGTCTGGGGATGGGGTTCCTTTTCGCATGCCAACCATTTTTGTCTTTCTTAATGGAAATCCGAACACCTTGTCTAAATCCTCGATTATCTTTGCAAATGACTGTGAGGAGTTGTCCTTGGTCGGTTTTGACTTGGATGAGCCTTTGATTGGGGAAGTTGCATCTGGTGACGATAACTTCTTGGTCTGTTTTTTCTTCTTTTTTTTCATTTATTTCTTTGGATAGTTGATTGCTTTCGATGTTGAGTTGGTCGGTCAGCCAATTGATACCAGCGGGAGTCCAGAGCCACTTACGCAGTTTCTCTGGCTTGTTGTTAGACTCCTTGACAATGTAAAGGGGATTATCCCCGCATTTGGTACGCCAAGTGCGGAGTTCATCACGGCTAAGACCAAGCCGCTCGCTAACATCTTTTTCTGATATATTGTCATTCATAATAGTATAAAAATTTAAAAGTAGGGGTGGAGAGAATCGAACTCTCGACTTAGCCCTTATAAAGAGCCCACTCTAACCGCTGAGTTACACCCCCGAGAGTACGGCAAGCGGGGGTCGAACCCGCAACATCCAGTTTGGAAAACTGACACTCTGCCAATTGAGTTACTGCCGTGAAAGTGTGCTGAAGGCGGGACTTGAACCCGCAAGCCGTTGGCAACTGATTTTAAGTCAGTCGTGTTTACCATTTCACCACTTCAGCGTCAATATGGGACTGGCGGGACTTGAACCCACAACCAACCGCTTAAAAGGCGGCTACTCTGACCATTGAGTTACAATCCCTAAAGGGTGGAGGCGGGGAGAATCGAACTCCCATTGCCCGAATGCAAATCGGGTTTCCTACCATTGAAAGAAGCCCCCGAGTACTCCGATAGGGAGTCGAACCCCAACCAAAGGAACCAAAATCCCTTGTGCTACCATTACACAATCGGAGTATTGACCGACAAAATAGAGGGTATCCGATTTGAACGGATGGGGCTTTGACACCCAGCAGTTTTCAAGACTGCCGCAATAGACCACTCTGCCAACCCTCTGAAACTCACCAAGACAGGACTTGAACCTGCAATCCCCTGCTCCCAAAGCAGGTGCGTTACCATTACGCTACTTGATGCAACAGCGACTGGCGGGTGGGGTTTCAGCCCACTCTAGTAGCACTCCTATGCTCACGCACACAACATGGCGAAACGCCCATTATCTCAGCATAGTCTCTACACTCTCATCACCGATGAACGCCAGCAAATTTCAAAGAACCCGACCATACTACTATTGTTTTCCTCAGTTGTCAACCAAATGTAAAAATATCTTCCATTGACCCTAATTCATATCAAACCAGAAAAATCTTCTTTCACCGCTTGACTTCTTTTCTGACAATCCCCTTAATAATCCCCTTCCTCACCCTCACCTAAAGGTTCGGGCGTTTTATCCTTTTGTGAAAAAAAGTGTCTGGCTTGGAATGAGACAACCTAGACTTCTGCGGTTAAACCCTTACCCCCTCCCCCCCTTAAGGCGTTAAACCTTTTTCTAGGGGATGCATGAGGGGTGTAAGGGGTTAAACCCTTGCGGTCTCACTCCGCTCTGGCTGGTGGGGCTCTGGGCATGGCGGTGGGGGTGGTTCAGACCGCTCTGGTTAGGAGCGGAAGGTGATGTCCCAAGACCCGTTGTCGAGACAGTCGGAGACCGCTTCAGAGACAGCGTCCTCGATGTCGGAGCGGTCTGCCTTGTCCTCTAGGCTTGCCTCGATGCTGGTGAGGCGGTCCTCCAGAGCCTCGGGGAGGGTGGTCTCGGTCTCGGGGACGCTCTTGAGAGCCTCCGTGACCGCTTCCCGCACGATGGGCGTGAGAGCGTCCTTGAGGGCGGTGGCGAGAGCCTGCGAGAGCAGGGCGGTGATGGTGTCGTTCATGGTGGTGGTGGGTGTGGTGGGTTGTGTGGTGGGTGTCGTGATGACGGGAAGAGTCTAGCATGCTTCCCGCTCTTCCGTCAAGGGGTGTGCCTTGAGGGGTGTGGAGCGGGGGAGCGGGTGGGCGGTGGGTGGGTGTGTGTGCCTGTGTGGGCGGGTGTGAGGGTGTGCGTATGGTATGTAAATTAAATGTAAATTAAATGTAAATGTAAATTAAATGTAAATTAAACCTGTTTGGATTCGGGCGGCAGGGGGTTGTTGTCCTTGTCGATGGGGAGCAGGGGGCGGTAAGCGTCACAGAAGAGCCGCAGGAGCGTACCCCATCGAGCGGTGGGGCTGGTCTCGATTCCAACCTTGCCCAACCACACCTTGGTGGTGTGGCGGACGAGGGAGGGGTGGGCGAGATATGTCTTGTGATGGTGTGCCATGTGCAGGGACTGGTAACAGACCAGCAACTGGATGCTGTCCATGTGGTCGATGGTGAAGGCTTTGAAGCGTTTGCGTTTGCTCATGTGTGTGGTGGGTTGACGAGGAGAGTTTAGCACGAACACCCCTTGTTAGTCAAGGGGGCGGGTGTCGCAGACAGACCGCTCTGTGGAGCGGAGCATGTCTTTGGGTGTGCGGTCAATGCGGTCTCGGAAGCATTTGTTGTAGTACGAATTCCATTGAGCGGCAGACAGGTGTTCCACATTTGTGGACAGACCCCAGTAGGTGACAATATCAGCCAATTGGATGCGGTAACCATTCTTGCCTTCCCAGTAGGCGGGGCGGGTGTGGTGCAGGTCGATGAGGCGGATTCTGCGGTCAATCTCCGCAAGAGCCTTGTCGGTCATGTCTCCGTCAAGGCGGTGCTTGAGGAGCATGGTGAACCAGACTAGGCTCTCCGCTCTGGGATGCCAGTAGGTCTGGGGAGTCTCGTCACCATGACGCTTGGTCTGATACTCAATCAGAGCCTTGTCGATGGTCTCGGGGAATTGAAAGTTTAGGGGCATAGGTGTGTGGTGGTGTGGTGTGGTGGATGTCGTTGTGACAGTTGGAGCATACCATGACGGAGCCGAATCCGTCAAGGGGTGTTGCTGGTGGTTGTGTGGTGGTGTGTGCGGGTGTGGGTGTGTGCCTGTGTGCTGGTGTGCCTGTGTGCGGGTGTGTGCCTGTGTATGATATGTAAATTAAATGTAATTAAAATGAATTACTGCCAATTATAAACGCAATCACCGCAAACATCATGTGTTCCCCGCATGACGCTAAAGGTGAAGCGGCTCCGCTTGTTGTGGTAGATTGCTTTGACTGTGTAACGCTCCCCTGCGAGACCATTGCAACAATCGCAACGATAGGGGGAGAATTCATTTCGGAGCGGGTTGCCTTGTTCGTCATTAAGACATTCAAGCCGCTCCAGTTTAGGGTGAATGTTGTTGTCCATGTGTGTGGTGGGTTGAGGGTTGCAGTATCTCACACCTTATACCAATTGTCAAGGCGGGTTGCCTTCCAGTCTGCAAGGGCGGAGCGTTTGATGCGGGACACCTTGAAAGAGGGAACAGACCAACCAGAAACTTCCCACCAGTTATTAGCATTGCCAGCAATCTCCATAGGGTTTTTAATGTAATAAATGGCGGTCTTTCGTCCGTCCGCCTGTTTCTGCCAAAGCAGTTTTTGGGCGGTGGGTTGCAATTCGGTTCCCTGCGGAATAGTGATGACCAGACCGCTATTGAGGCGGAGGCGATGGGTGGAGTTTAGGACGAACATAGGATTTAGGATGGTGATAGGATTAAACCACAGTCTGCGGAATTCGTCAAGGGGTGTCCCGCTCAAATAGAGCGGAACACATACCCATCTTCATGGAACCAGTAGTCACCAGACCATACTAAATCCCTAGAAAATGCGTCATAATCGAAATAATTACGGAAATTTTCGGGGACATCTTGGAGCATTCCGCAATCGTCAACAAGGTTTTCGGCAAACGCCCTCATGCTATCCCATTCCCCGCAATAGGACTCTTCAACATCGTTGAGGGTGTTAATATCGGGTTCGGTGATGCCGTGATTATTGCAATATATCGCAATAACCTTCTCATATCCATGTTCTGCATCAAACGAGGTTCGATTTTCCTCGCTCTTCAGCAGAGCCATGATTCGGGCGTGGAGTTTTTCGGATTCGGTGGGTTCCATGTGGGTGGTGGGTTGAGGATTGAAGTATCTCACACTTGACCAGAATTGTCAAGAGGCTTGGGAAGGCTCGCCATAATCTGGCGGCATTGCGATTCGATGGAGCGATGGATGTCCACGCCCATCTGGAGCATGCTGGCATATATGCCGCAAATATGAGTCTCCTGCGTACCCATAGCAGACCAATTGATTCCCGATGAACGATGGTTCCACATGCCGCAGTTATTACGCACATAGATGTCGATGCTCATGTCACGCTGGACACCATCCTCGTAATAACTGAAACGCAGTTCAGCGGACACATCGTACTCATCGCTGGTAACCTTGGAGCGACTGCGTACCTGCAAGGTAAGCACATGCTTTTCCCGCATCATCTTCTGATGCTCGATGTTGTTGTAATCGTAATTTTCGCAAGGCGATATAGCAATGATTGCATCAGCACCGACCTCGACATGAGAGTTGAAGAAGATGCTCGCCATGCCGCCATCCTTGAGGATGTCACGGATGTGATAGCCGACCATAGCAGGGGACGATTCGGTGTAGTCCATGCCGTTGCGGAAATAAACCTTGTTCCGCTTGTGGTGGTCGTTCATAAGGAACTCCAGATGAAGCAGACGAGCCTCGGTCTCATCGTTCCATTCGTTGGCCTCGATGAGAGCGGTGCGTTCCTGCGTGATTGCGTTGATGTCGTATTCCATGTGCGTGGTGGGTTAGGATGGACAGTATCTCAAATGTCTCTTGTTTTGTCAAGAGTCAGAACAGGCGGGAGTCCACCTCGCTCATGTCGTAGCCGTTCTGCGTGAGCAGGTCGCACAGTTGATGCGACAGGTCGAAACAGCCGTCATAATCAAAGCACTTATTGCCTTCAAAGGACAGCGTACCTTCTCCGTAGCATGACTCATCATCGGAGTAGATTTCCCATGCTCCACGGACTTGGTTATCATTACGCTCTTCATCGAATATGGTGACATTGATGGTGTAGCCCCTGCTCTTCTGCGTGTCGAATCCGCTGGCGGTGGTCATGCGGATGATTTCGTTGATGTGCTTGGTAGCCTCAAACTTGATTTTGCGTTTGCTCATGTGTGTGGTTGATGTGTGGTGGAAAGTGGAGGCTGGCAGTAGGCTCCCTATGCCCATAACCCTATGGGTTGCGGTGGTTACCCACTCGCAGAGCCCTGCCAGCCAAGTTGATTAGCCGTTGCTCTTGGTAAGGGCTCCGATGGCTAGGTTAGCCTCGATGAAAGCCTCTTGGTTGAGAGAGGTGATAGGCATGTCGTACTCAAACTCGATATAGTCGCTTCCCTTGTGGATGACCATCTTGGTGATGCCGTACTTCAAGGTATCGTTGGTTCCGTTCTCAGCCTTAAGGACGAGCCAGCCCATCGCCTTGATAGCGGAACTGAAGACGATGGTGGAGATGTTGCCATTGTACATCACAGTCGTAATGATGTACTTGCTGTCTAGGGTATCCTTGTTGCTGGTGAGTTCCAGCATCTTGGGGTGGGTGGTGATTTCGGATTCGGTGATGATGTCGTTCATGTGCGTGGTGCAGGTGAGGATAGATGTTATACCAGAGCGGTTCTTATTTGTCAAGAGGCTCAGTAGGAGTCGCTGTCATCGATGGGCTCTTCTCCCTCCTTGGGGTCGAGCGTGTCGATGTAGGCTTGTGCTTTCTTCTCATACTCGATGAGAACGGACACCTTGGTGGGAAGGTGGGTGACCTTGAGGCCGTGGACATCGATGATGTCGCACTTGTAGTTGACGATATCGTAGCACCAGTTGTGGTCGATGCCCTTGGAGCCCCAGTACTCGTAGGAGCCTATGCCATCATCGATGACA